TTAACCGCCTTGCGGGTTCGGATATTCAGCCGTTCTTGAATATCGAAACCCCCAGAAGGGGCGGGGGCTTTCGCCCCCGCAGGGCCTAGCCCTCGATCATCGAAGAGGCTCCCTCGATGAACTCCGCCACGGCGCCGGGGATATCGTCGCATCCCTTGAGGATGGCGAGCATCGCGGCGACGCGTTCAGCGTCGGTCTTAGGTGCGTCGGCCTCGGCCTCGCCCTCGCCCTTGCCAGCGCGAGCCTTGCCCGTCTTCCGATGAGCCTTGCGCCATGCGTCCTGAGTCTCGAACCCGGCCACGTATTCCGCCCAGTCCATCCCGGTTCCGAAGATTTCGTCCCTGAAGAACAGGGCGAACGCCGCGCGGAAGGCTTTGATTTCAGACTCCGCGTCGGGATTGTCGATGATGGCCTGCTTGAAATCGGCGTAGAGCGCCTTCTTGATAGCTGCGATCGATACGCCGTCCGCCAGCATCGCCTCGATCTTTAGGAGGATGGCGATATAAGTCTTCGAGTCGGCCCGCCACTTGTCGCCGGTCGCTCGGCTGATCTTGTTCTGGAAAGAAATAGCGGTGTGGACGACTCGATTGATTCCCGTTTTGAAACTCATGATGAACACCTTTCTAGTGGCCCGATCGGCGTGGGCCGTTTAAATCCCGATCACATTGCGTATCCTGCCAGACGTATCGGCCGAAGTCAATAAAAATTTAGTTAAATTAAACTTTTAAATATGACCCACGGTCGCTGTTAAATCCCCACACTACGCGGTTTCGATTTCTGCATAGATAGAAGGAAGAATGGGTGTGGGGAAAACTACCCCAAAATAGAGATATCGGGTCAACCCTCACCACCCTACATGGAAAATGAAAAATTGTTTCTACGGCCTTACAGGCCCCAATAACGACGTTCAAGGTGAAAACACCACACCGTGGGATATTCCCCACTACACTCTGTTGTGTAGGCTACGTTTCGGGTGGATTGACCCATATGTGGTTTTTTAGCTATAGTTAAACTTTAACTTTTGGGGGTATAAGAACATGGGGAGAAAGCCCACAAGGAAGCAGAGGGATTTTGCCCACGCCGTAGTGGAGGGGAAAACCTACGCAGAGGCATACCGTGGGGTTTATGACACAACTACCGAGAACAAGCGCACCGTGTGGCGGGAAGCCCACGCTGTAGCGAAGAACCCCCAAGTAGCCACAATGATCGAAGAGGGTGTGGCTAAAAACCAGCGGGAGATACTGCGTTCCCTAGGGAAGCGGCGAGAGTGGATTGTGGCGAAACTACTACACGAAGCAGAGTATGGGGAAAACCCATCGGTTCGCGTCCGGGCTCTGGAGGTTTTGGGCAAGGCGTCCCAATTATTCGAGACTCGCGAAGACCGTAGCGAAACTACAACGGAGTCCGACCTACTCGCATCGCTCCGCGAGAAATTGGCAGCGGTACTGCCAGAACCTATCGACGTAACACCGGAGAGTGTAGCCGAATCTGGGGACGACGATTCACAAAAGGGGGGAACCCCTTAGTCGTGCGACCGCACTCATGCGCCCATATACACTAGGTTTTGCACATTCGACTACCTTTTTCTGAAAATCCACTAGCGATATGTGCTTTAAGTACATGAAATTGCTCAGGTTTTACGTCTGGAGTCCCATACCCAAAAATATTTTGCAAAAATTTTCAAAAAATTTAGTGCAAAATAGCCATTGACAGCATTTTCAAAGACGTATATGTTCTTCATATGGCTATTCAATGAATATGCCCTATGCCTGCTAGTAGCTCCGTAGAGATCCAACGTAGATGTTGGATCTCAGGTAGGATATGGAGCGCATAGAAGGTATGCACCTCATAGATACATGCCTTATGTAGTGAGGATCACCTCGCTAGTTGTCTCCCCCCAGCATTTTGCCCCGCAGGGCAACGGCTTATCGGGTCGATAGACAAACTCCAAGTCCCCATTCACCTTCACGCTGTATGCCTTGAATGTGGTTTTACAGTGCTTGACTGTATAGACAGGTTCATTCTTTCCATTTTTATGGTTAGAACGAATGATATGTTGGTTGACGTGGATTCTTTTTAGATTCCCCTTGTCTAGAACCACCTTCTCCATCTAGCCCTCCCAAAAGCAAAGACTATAAACAACACGCCAGATAGCAGAGCGAGCAGAATATCCGGCTCTGATAGCAGAACTGGATTTGACCAGTCGGATACCCCTCCGGGGCCTATCGCCCTAGACCTGACATGGGTTGCGTCCGCAGGCGCTTCAATAAAAACCTTGAAGCAGTCTAGGCAGGCTGTGGCATCAGTGACTACCGCAACGTCCTGCCATACCCCATCAGCCCCGTGGGCGTACTGAAACTCCCAAGAGTCCACTAAATCGGGTTCCTTCTGATACCACCTAACCTCGAAGGAAGGCATCAGAGGGCCTTTCTGCACCGATATATAACGCCGTTAAAGCCGAAGTTTTCTCCGTGCTTCATGACAGCCTCGGACCCGGTAGAAAACTCGACCGAGTTGCAGCCAGCGTTTCTTGCAATCTCAAATATGGTTTCGCTGAAGCTGAGCGCAGCATCCCCCTCCGATGAGTACGCGATCCAAAGGAAGAGAACCTTTTCTTTTGTGGATTCATACTCGTCGATTCTGGCGATAAAGAAGCTTTCACCTAGAGGGGCATCACTGTCTACAAAAATCGCAGCGTTTCCGTTGGCGCAGGATGTGTAGATATCTTCCTTTCTAAAGTCCTTCCAAGGAAGATCATGCATTATCTCTTCTATCTTGGGTAGGATATCATCCCAGCAATCTTGTAACTTAACGGACTGTAAAGGCATTTTATTTTTTCCTATAAGGGTTGACAAAAGTCAAGTATATTATAACATAAGGATGGGAAATAGTGCGAGCTGGAGGATAGCTCCTATTTCCTCAAGGCGCTCCCCCCGTATGCCTTTCCGGGGGTTGAGCGCCAATTTTTTATCAAGGAATAAGTCTTGATACGAGGAGATCAGCATGGCTTCTAGGGGACAGGGTGCAAGCGAACTGAACAAGCGGCGCAAGAAGCGCTTACAGGAGGAGCAGGAAAAAAGTTCTTCTCCCCCGAGATCCGGCAGGGCAGCAACTCGCCGCAGGGAGCTTGAAGGAAGAGCTGCGGCTAGTGGATCTTCTTCCGGTGGAGTTGCTGGCAGGTCGCGCGGAACGGGCGCTGTAGGCACCGGACCGGCTAGTCGAAAACCTGGAAATCCTAGAAATGCACTTCCTCCTCGCGTTAGCGGCTCTAAGGGAACGGGCGGCTTCAGAAAAGCGACTGCCGCAGACATAGGCAGTGGCTCTGCTGCCCCGAGACTTCCCGCTAATGGAGCTGCTAGTAAGCCCTCTCCCAACAAAGTGGATCCTGCTGCCGAGTTCGATAGACAATTTGCTGCTGCACGAAAAAAGCTTGGACCCGGAAAAACTTTTACTTACACAGGGCCGGGTCCACGCAATGGAAAGAAATTTACTACCGATAGAGCTGATGATAAGCCGAAACCGTCAAATAATACTCCTGCGAAGAAAGCTGCTTCAAAAAAGAAGGGATTTTTTGATCGGATTGGAGAGGGATTCAAGAAAGCTACTGCCAGAACTGGCAAGCCGAACAAGCGCAGGTTTACGCGCGGCGCTCGGATGACTCCCGGCGAAAAACGGAAGTACGAAGCAGCTATGAAGCGATGGGAAGAAGGACAGAGGAAAGCTCAAGAGGAAAGTTCCAAGAAGTCTGCTGGCGGCAGGGTAATGATGAAGAAGGCTGCTGCCAAGAAGGCTGCTGCCAAGAAGGCTGCCAAGAAGAAGGCTGTGCGTAGACCGTGATAGAGGGACTACAGCCCGAGATAGCGGCTGTTCTCCCTCACCTGCATAAGCTCAGCGATGAGGAAAAGCAGGAAGTTCTAGATATTGTTAACAAGCTAGAGGAGATTCAAAAGTATAAGAAAGCTAGAGAAAACTTTATGGACTTTGTGGCTATCGTATGGCCTTCGTTCATAGAGGGATCTCACCACAGGATTATGGGTGAGGCATTTCAAAATGTCGTTATGGGCGATGATAAAAGACTTATCATCAATATGGCACCCAGACACACCAAATCCGAGTTTGCTTCTTATCTTTTACCCGCGTGGTTCTTGGGAAACTTTCCAGAAAAGAAAGTTATTCAGACTGCTCATACCGCTGAACTTGCTGTTGGATTCGGTCGAAAGGTTAGAAATCTTTTCGACACAGTGGAGTTTAAGAAGATCTTTCCGGGCGTTTCATTAAGGTCTGACTCTAAGGCAGCAGGAAGATGGGCGACCAGCTACGGAGGTGAGTACTTCGCTATTGGCGTTGGTGGCGCAGTTACTGGTAAGGGTGCTGATCTTTTGATTATTGATGATCCGCATTCCGAACAGGAAGCGCAGATGGGTGATCCATCTGTCTTTGATCGAGTGTACGAATGGTACACATCAGGCCCTCGCCAGAGACTCCAGCCCGGAGGAAGGATCATTCAAGTTGCAACCAGATGGTCCCAAAGGGATCTAACTGGTCAGCTATTGAAAAACTCAGCAGAGCGAGCTGGATCTGATGAGTGGAATGTTATTGAGTTCCCCGCCATACTCCCCTCGGGAAACCCTTTGTGGCCGGAGTTCTGGTCGAAGGAAGAGTTAGAGAAGGTCAGATCTGAACTGCCAGCCTCTAAGTGGTCTGCTCAGTATCAGCAAGATCCATCGGCAGATGAGTCTGCGATTGTCAAAAGAGAGTGGTGGAGATTATGGGAAGGGTCGGAACCTCCCCCTTGCGAGTTTGTAATCCAGTCATGGGATACCGCGTTTCTTAAAACGGAAAGAGCAGATTACTCTGCATGTACCACATGGGGAGTTTTCTATAGCGATGACAACCATGACGGTCGGCTAAAGCCAAATCTGATTTTGTTAAATGCGTTTCAAGAAAGGATGGAGTTCCCAGAGTTAAAGCAAACTGCTTTTGAGCATTATCAAATGTGGCAACCAGATGCGTGCATAGTTGAAGCTAAGGCAGCAGGTTCACCATTGATATTTGAGCTTAGGCAAATGGGAATTCCAGTAAGTGAATATGTGCCGTCAAGAGGTCGAGATAAGATTGCAAGAGTTAACTCAGTATCTGATCTCTTCGCCTCTGGGGTTATATGGGCTCCGAACACATGGTTCGCTGAAGAAGTCATTGAGCAATTTGCGGGATTTCCCGGCGCGGCTTCTCATGACGACCTTGTTGATTCTTCAACACAAGCAATATTAAGATTTAGACAAGGCGGCTTTATACCGATTGATAGCGATGAAGATCTTGTTTATGAACCTAAAAGAGCTTACTCACCGTACTAGGTAAAAATGGCAATAGAACCTTCATTAAATATG